TCTTTAATGCTTTTCATGTCCAGCTGTTCTGCGTCCTCTGGGTTGGTGATGATCGCCAACATCATGCCTTGCAGGTCAGCATCTAGCACCTCTTCCTTGAGTTCGGCAATTTCGCCAGCTGCAAACAAGCGCTTGCCGGTGTCGTCCACGGCCTTCGTAACTAGCAAGTTCAATGCAAAGCCATTGGTGTCATCGCCGCCAGGCATTTTTTGTGCGCGCTCACGCTCGGCCATCGTGAGTGGCGCAGCGTAAAACTCAAACACACTGCCATCTGTTAGCGTTACAACCCGCTTGGTTGGCGTCAGGTTGGCTGCTTTTTTGAGGCGTGCAAGCGCGGATCCCATAAAAGTTGATGAGTTAGGTGTACTCTAAACACAAAAAAGCCCCAGCGCAAGCCGGGGCGATTTTGCTATCAGGCACTGGTGCTGAAGTCAAACGTCGGCACGCCAGCCGGACGGAAGGCGATCTCCACCTGCTGGGCATCGTCAGGGTTGACGTTCAGGCTGGCCGAGGTCAGCACTGCATCCATGGCGATACTGCGGCTCAGCGCCTCAGTCCCCTGCTTGTCGGTGTACAGCTTGAACGCGCAACCTACCTGCTGACGCTGCAGCACGTCTTCCACCATGCGGTTAGACAGTGCAGCGTCTTCGTTGGTCACGTAGACGGTAGCAGTGCCATTGCCGTCGGCAAAACCAGGGATGTAGGCACGGAAGGGTGCATACTGCCCAGCGGCTTGGCCGATAGTGGTCACGTCAATCTCAGCGCGGCTGATCTCAAAAGACCAAGACTGCACTTGCCCAACGGCAGCAAAATCGGCGTAGTACACCTCAAACTCGTTGGGCGCCACTGCCGTGCCGTCGTCAGTGATGGCAAGGATGGTGCCACCAGCCGACGTGGAGACGGTCAGCGCACCAGTCGCAGCCGTGTAGGACAGCACGTAGTAGGTGGTGGCTGCATCAATGGGAGACGGCAGCGTACCAGTGCCGGATCCGCCAGTCTGGCTGTTGATGACGCGGAACTTGACCGGATCGCCAGCCTTGAAATTCAGGTACGGCTGAACGGTGATAACATCCGTGCTGGCATTAACTCCAGACTCGGGGAAGTTGCCGTTGGTGCCGGCGGGTTTGTAGTAGAGGGCGCCGGACGTACCGGACAGAACAGTAACAGCCATGTTGTGAACGGTAGTGGCTGCGCTCAGTCTAAATAGGCTTCAAACGTTGCGGTCAATTGGGTCTGGTAATACGGCTGTGGCGCAGCAGGCGTTACCTGTGCCGGACCAGATACTGGGTCAAAGATGATGCCTGATACAGTCACACGGTCAAACAGATTCTTGATCCTCTCGGCAATGGTGAAGTTAGCAACAGTGCCAACGCCAATAGGCGTGAAGATGTTCACGGTCAGCACGCCATTATGCCGGTTAAACCCTGCGCTACCTGTAGGCAGAAGCGTGGCATAGGCATTGTCGCCAAAGCGGATGAATGCCTGCAGCCACGGTGCATTGTTTGGTGGCGTAAATGGCACGTTCTGGTAACTCACCGGATATGCCGGTGCAATTGCCATGTGCGTAGCAATGCGCCCTTCAATGGCAGCACGGACATCATTGATGGTGCTGCTCATGATTCCCTGCCGATGCGATCTGCCGCAATTCTGACCCGGCCTTGCACGTCCTTGGCGATGCCTTGGATCCAGCCGGCAGATGCCTGTTTGCTGCTGCCATTAGCCAATGGCTCCGCATATGGCAGGTTGTTGTGGACGCTGTAGACATTGCCAATGCGCTCGTTTTGATAGTTCAGCTTTACGAGCGGTGGAATGTTGGCATTTGGTCCTCCTTCGTTGCCGTAATAGTCAGGTGGGCGTCCAGTGGTATTTTCACCAACCTGCCAGCTAAAGCGAAACCTACCCGTATCCACTGGGCTGGCGGCTTTGAGCAACGCGTCAGTTTCTAGCACCGATGCACGCAACAGCTTCTCCATCTGCTGGCTGGCGTAATCGCCAATATCGCCAATTCGTATGGTGCGTGCCATCAGTCCCTCAGGATCAGCTCATAGGTGATCGCGGTATTGTCTTGCTCGACAGTTCGCACCTCGATCACTTGCAAGCTGCGGCCACCGATGACGACGCGATCAGCTGTGGTAGGTGCGTTGGCCAGATCAGCCGCTGCAATGATCAGCCGCTTGTCGCCTGCTTGGATCAAATCATTGACCTCGCGCAAGGCGACATCTTCCAGCACGCCTTGAACTGCTGTGTCAGTCGTGGTCTCAACAGCAGCGCCAGTCACTGGGTTGTAGCTGCCCATCGTGACGCGGCGGATGGTCGCCTCACCGCCAAACCGTGCCATCAGTTTGCCAGCAACCTTACGTAGCGGGTTGGCTAAGGACATCAGAGCTTGTATGCAACGCAGTGGCCGTTTTGTAGCTTAATGCTGGTAAACACGCCATATAGCGTAGTTGAGGCGCTGAAGCTTTGCCCTGACAACGTACTGCCGTCGTAGTTCGCCGAGACAATAGTGTCGATGTGCGTGTTAGTCGTAAAGTGGATTGCGCACCAACGGCCGGTTCGCGTTGTCGTGTCGCCAATAAACGTTCCGCCTTTGCCGTAGTCAATGCCTAAGACGTTGGAGTCGCTCATGTTCATACCTTGTATGCAACAACTTTGCCGGAAGCAAGGGTAACGCTGGTGAACACACCAGAGACCGAATCGCCCGCCTTGAGTGGCACTGATGCAAACGTATTGCCAGTCTGGTTTTCGATCACAGCGCTGGCGATTACTGCATCAGCCACGGCGTAGATCTGCCAGAAGCGGCCGGCATGCGCAGCGGTATCGTCGATGTACTCAAAACCGATGCTGTAAGACCGATCCATGGTCAGCTCCGTTTGATCGCAACGTTACCTGGTCCGCTGATTCTAAGCCCTGTCAAATAGCGCTCCATGATCGGCGGTACCTTGTCAACGCCAACGGCGCCATAGCCAAGGTTAGGCGTCACGTCTAGGCTGCCGATTTTGACGTTTTTGTAGTCTTCCAGCCCGCTAAGGCCAAGGCCGTCTGGGTTGTTGTTAAGGTAAACGGCCAGCACCACCTGCGCGCGCTTGATTTGATCTGGGATTTCGTTGTCGGCAAAATAGTCGGTGGTAATGCGAAACGGAAATCCCACCGCGTAGGTATTGATATAGGTATCGGGCTTACGAACACCAGTTCGCGGCCATTGCATTGACTGGGTATCAGTAGAGCGAGCACCAAGAAAGCGTTCACGATCTAGCCTCTGCGCAGCGGAATACAACGCACGGTTTTTGTTGTCCGTGGTTGCGGCAGCCCAGGCTGTCACGTCAGCATCTAGCACCATGCCATCAATGATGGCCTGCGCATCAGCCAACGTCAGGTATGAGTTTGCGTCTGCCGCGTTTGGCGTTGCGATGATCGTGATTGCCATCGTCAGGCTCCGTTACATCTAGTGTAGGCATTGGCTCTGCAATAGAAAATGAGGCCACCTCCGAAGAGGCAGCCTCTTGATCACGCAGTCGCCGGAAAGCGAACAGCCCCATCAGACGCGCTTGAGCAGCACGGTCAGGATCACACCAGCCAGAGATGTGGTGGTGCCTGTCACGTCAAGTGCCAAGCGGTTGCCGGCTTCCAGCACCAAGTTGCCATTAGTGGCGGTCAGGGCAGGAGCCTGCTCGGTCAGGGCAGTGCCCTTGAGGTCGAGCTTGGTATCGCCGAGGAGATCATCGCCAGCTGTAGCAGCTTCGGTGCCTTGGCAGCGGCGGATGGTGCCAGTGACGGCACTGCCATCGGTGCCAGCAACAGTGTGGATCTCGCGCACTGCTACCACTTCGCACTTCACCGGAGCGGTGAAGAACTGCACGTCAGCCACAGAAGAGGCGATGAAATGACTGGCAGTGATGTACTGCTCAGTGCTGATTTCAAACTGGGAGGGTTGCGCCATGGTTAGTTACCTCAGAAGTTAGAAGTGACGGTGCCACGGACGATACCAAGGTTCTTGGTTTCGTACACCTTGGTCCAGTTGCCGACGGTGGCAAGCTGAGCTTGGGTGGGGTTGGGGGTCGTGACGGCCCACTTAGCGCCCACAGGGTGGTAGCAGTAGTGCAGGTCGATGGACATGGCATCGCTCTTGGCGAGGATGTCACGGTCGGTTTCGGTCTGCATCGCCATTTGCTCACCGCTGGCGATAGCGCCTTGGGTGAAGAAATAGACGGGGTAGTTGGTGCTGGTGGGCGCCAGGTCGTCAGAGACGATCACACGCAGGCCCATGTAGGCGGGCACGGGGTTGTCGCCGCCGTAAGCACCAGCGATGCTGCCTGCAAACACAGGAGCAATGCCAGTGGTAGCCACAGTGCCGCCACCGCGTGCTTCGGTGTTGGTCACGTAGTCGATGGCCTTGCGCTCAACGAGGTCGTAATAGACCGCAGAGTGCATGGCAACGGCGGTGAGCTTGTCGCCTTGATCGCCCAACAGCGCACGAGCTTTGGCCACTTGGCGGGGGCCAAGGGCAGTCATGCCGCTCAGGTCAAACGACAGCGGAGCAAAAGCAGCGCCGGAGTTGGAGGTCAGACCGCCAAACACGCCTTCCAGCGTTTTGATCAGGTCCTTCTGGCGCTGGTTGGCCACATAAGAGGCAACCTTGGCGCCGATGGCAGCCATCGGGTCAGCGCCAGCAGCAAGGGCTGCAAGGTCACGGGACTCAAAGGCGCGGCCGCGGTGCAGGATCACGCCAACTTGTTTGTCGGCAGTGATCTTGCCAGGCGTCAGCGAGGTGCTGTCAGTCAGCACTTCAAAATCGCCGGACAGGTTGGCCTTCCAGAAGGGAACGTTGATGTAGTCACCACCCTCTGCAGCGTTCAGCTCAGCCATGGGCTGCACCACGCCGGATGCCAAGAAGGCATCACGCAGTGTGGTTTGCTCAATGACGTAAGGCGTGAAAATCTCGGGGATGATGACATCAGAGCGAAGGGTCGCCATGATGAAACCTCAGGGGATTGGTTGATTGTGGGCGCAGCCCTTAGATACCCAGCGCAGCCGGTTGCAAATATATTAACGTCCTGCTGCAGCTTTCAATCGGTTGTACATATCACGGTCGGTGCGGAACAGGCGTGATTGCTCGGTCAAATTGAATGACTCTTGCAGGAACGGGTTTTTGATGCCAAAAGTGGCGTCACCGTTACTGCGGCCAGATGGTGCGCCACTACCCTGCGGCTTGGGTTGCTTTTGCATCCAGGCGGGTAGCGTCTTGGCCCATTCGCTAACAGGTGTGCGCTGGTAGCCATCGACGACTACCACCGTGCCATCAGGGTCACGCTCAATCTGATCACTGCTCAGCTTGGTCTTGAGCACCAAGTCGGGGTCATGCACGATGTCCGCCAATGCGGTCACGGCTGGTGTGACCAGCTCCAACTCACGGACACGGGACTCGAGTTCTGCGATGCGCTGGTCCTTCTGCGCCGTCGCCTCGCGGTACTGCTGCTCCAAAGCTTGCCTTGCTTCGGAGTATTTTCCTTGTTGCTCAAGTTCGGCTTGTTCGGCTTTGCGCTTGAAATCAAGCAGCTCGTCGATGTTGACGCCATCGGGTAGCTTCGGTGATTTCTTTGCTGATCGCAGCTCGGCGATCAATTCTTGATTCTTGCGTTCTAGCGCTTCAACGCTACGTTGCAGCGCTTCAGTGTCACCAGTTGCCGCAGGCTCCTGGGTCTGGTTTTCGTCAGACATGCGTATCCCGCAGGGATAGAGTGCGCTCCTACTTTACGCCTTTGCGCTTGCGTTTCTTGGCAGTCTTAGCTGCAGCCTTAAATGCAGCAGCAGATGGCCTGCCCTCTTCACCCTTGCGTGCCATGCGTTCGTTGCTGCCACGCTCAATGCGCTCGCGCTTGGCATTGATGTTGGCGTAAAGCCCAGGTTTCTTGGCCATCACTTACGCTTCCTTGCTTTTCCGGCTTTTGACAGCGCGATTGCCACGGATTGCTTTTGCGGTTTGCCCTTTTTCATCTCGGTCTTGATGTTGGCTGATACTGCAGCCTGTGACTTGCCCTTCTTTAACGGCATCGCGCCACTCAGTTACTGATGCAAGCTTAGCCATGTCAAGCGTTGCCCAGTATTGGCTGCCATCATCACGTTGGCATAGCACTGCAGCAATCCAATTGCCGTCAATAAAGGCTTCGACAGGATCGCTGACGATCAGGCCATTTTGGAAATGCCTAAGGCTTGGCAGGTCCAT